TAATATACATTACTGAACGATAGTATTTTGTAATATTAATAAATCTTAATAACTTTATTTAAAGTGTCAATGTAATAGTCACCGACATTATGAATAGGTGGTTCATTATTTTGTTGAATATTACCCTTAAGTCTGTATTTAACAGATGACGACGGTGTAATGCTAGTTAGTCCATTATTTGCAAATATATTACCCATAATTAATACCGTTTTAGTATTATTAGGATTTACATAAATCATCCATTCATTAGTGTCATATCCAGATAGAATATTATTATCAAAATAATATGTTTCAAACATATCAGCTAAATTAATATTTGTATTTTTACAATCACAATCTTTCATAATAAGATGATATGAATTAGATGAACCACCAAGTAATGAATTACAATTAATAATACAATTTTTAATAACAGTTTTTTGTAATGCTGAGGTCACAAGAAAGACACCAGTTGATGTAAATTTACTATTAATAATATTTACATAACTATAAGCATTTTCATTATTAGCCGTCCACCCCAATAGTCTTAAAGGCTGAAAATTACCAGAATTAAAAGTACAACTTATAATATTTAAGTTCATCTGACTATCACCGCCTACACTATTTTCACTGTAAAAAGTGTGAGTTTTAGTGTTATTAAATACACAATTATCAAAGCTCACGTCACCCATACAACGTGTAAAATAAACTGTATAATTGTCTGAGCTAAAAATTGAATTTTTAATAATGACATTATAACAATTTATTCTTGTTTTACTTTGTCCGCCTAATCCGACACTATTCAAAAATCTAATAGCTGGGACGTTTGAATTTGTATTGATAATACAATTATTTACACATATATTATATATATTAAATATTTCAGTATCATCAAATCCATAGAAACGTAATCCGAATGACTTATTTGAAGTACAATTATTAATATTAACATTATATATATCCTTATTAGTAACGCCGATACCCTCAAGTGTATTAAAGGCAATAAAGTCATCCAAACAAACACCTATTACATCTGAAATATTAATATCGTGACATCCACCATTGATATGAATACCGTCATTAAAATAATAAATATTTGTTGTTGTACCGTCATTAACAATATATGATGTATCAAAACTAACATTATTAATGTTAATATTATTTGAATTATTCAACTGTATAATACTACCATTATTTGAAGTAATAGAAGTTTGTTTTCTATTAGTTACACATTTAACATTCTTTATGTCAACATATGATGTAGAATACACTGATATAAAGCCGTTAGGTGATAATAATGTTATATTATTAATGGAATGTTTAATTGATATTGCCTGTGCTTTTTCATTTACTGGATTATCATTATAAGCAATATTAAATTCAAGTGTAGAATTGTTACCGTTAATGTCATTAATAGTTAAATTAGATTTAACAATGTAATGCTTATTCGGCAATAATATAATAGGAAGCCCTGTATTGATAGCATTATTAAAAGCTTGTGTACAATCTGTAATACCGTCACCTACACCACCATACCACTCGACCATTACAAAACCTAACACGCTTTTAAACATTTCTACAAGAGTACCATTTAATATTAATTCGTCAATCTTTTTATTTATTTCATTCTGTACATTAAGATTATTGAAATAATTTTCGACATATTCCTTTAATTCTGTAAAGGATGTACTTAATGTATTAACATTATTTTCTAAACTATTAAATTGTGTTTCCGTCTGACTAGCCATATCATTTAGATAAGCAACAACCTTACACAGCAATTCATAATAACTTAAGCTGTCATCATAAACAGCAGGTAGCACTTTCTGACACCAAAATCGAAAAGGTTTAAAATCTAACATATTACATTCCTCACTTTCTTTACCACACTAACATAAATAAATCATTAAGTTCCTCTATAACCTGCATATCAATATTTAGAAAACTTTCTCTTTCTTGTATTATCATTTCTGCATAACTTTTACTACCTTGTTTTCCATATCTACGCTCAGTTCTATCAATAACATTCCCAACCGTACCTGTATTCTTTTCCGTTAAATTATCAGTTCTAACAGTATCAGCAGTACCTGTATCAGCCTGTACTAAATTATCAGTTCTAGTACTGCTACCCTCACTATTATCAATAGTGGCATTAGTCAAATATGTGCCGCTTTCTACATCATCAAGTCCACCCTGCGGCGTATCACTGAACTTATTAACATTCTTATCACCTGTCTTAACTTCCTGTGTTCCTGTATTTGCACGTTTTAAATTATTTGTAAGTTTGTTTTCCTGTGTACCTGCATTACTTTTTGTTAAGTCATCCGTTCTTACATCATTACTGTCAGTTTTAATAGTATAATCAAAATCAGACAGTGGGTCATACTTATACAGTTCTGTCTTATAAAGTTTATTGTAATAAGGCATTATCTCTTTCATAGTAGTATTTAACTGTAATTTCCACAAACCGACAGTTTCAAAGCCTATTTCTCTAGTATAATAATGCCTTAAAATCTTCTTTTCCAGTTTTATGCCATAATCGTTATCAAAAAATGGTATATCACTTTCAAATATACTATTAACAGCCTTATCAATAATACTTTCAATGTCATTATAACCTTTACTTTCAATTAACCCTGCTGCTGTTTCACAGATGAACCTAACTTCTGTTGAATATTTACTCAATATTGCTCACCTCACTTGTATTATGATTAAGAACACTATTTGTAATCTCTCTGTAACTGTCTTCAAAACTATCATTAAACTCGACATCAACATTTAACCCAAACATATCGTTAATCTGTTGACAAGCTTGTTTTCTTGCTAACATTCTTGAATTCCTGCTAGCAATAGTTCCGCCCATAGACCTATCAACTTCATCAGTGACTAGCCTACTTTTTTTAGTTTCTTGCATATTAGCAATACCTAAAAAAGTCAATGCCTCATTCCAATATTTAGTCTTAAGTTCATATATCTTATCGCTAATATATGGAGCGTCTGTTTTAAGTACCTTAAATTCATCGCCATTTAATAGATTACTATCACCATAGATAACAGGTGCATTGCCGTCATATTTCATAAATAAGTTTTTAAGACTAAATCTTTTCTTTTCATTGCACGTTATCAGAATAGGTGTTTTCTGAGCATTGCTATTAACATCAATAATTCTATCTAAATTCCATAATCTTTTAGCAAACATTTCAATGTAATAAGCTGTATTGTTATGCAAATAATTATTAAAGATAATAACACTATTATCTTTATTCAATACATTACTATATCCATTAGGCGCGTAAGCTGTTCTTGTAATAGGTATGTTATATACGTCAAGTTGTCCACCTAACATAGCATTAAGTGTTAAATACTTTTCCATAATATCATCTTTAAAAAACAAGCACCACCCCTTACCAAAACAGGCTAGTTCTAAAAACCTGCTATCACATTCGTTCGGTAAATTTTTCCAATTAAAGCAACTTAGCGCCATTTCAGTTAGTCTGTCATAGTAATACTGCCAAGTATAATTATTATCATACATACTATTTTCAATCTCAGTTTTTCTTCTCACATTTACACCCCCATTCTAATGATTATTTTGTGAATAGTCACCTATGGTAGTATCATTTTTCCATAACGTAACACCTTTATCAAATATATCACATATCTGAGCCTGTATCATAGCAGGTAAATTACCACGTATCTTACATCCGACAGTCTTAATAAAATTCCAATGTGGTCTACTATGCGTAGGAATTTTAATCCTGTTAATTTTATATCCAAACATTTCAAAGTAATCATCAATAATTTTTAAGTACTCAGCTCTACAAGACATCTGATATATCCTAAAATGGTATTGAAAAGTATATACAGCATTAAGCGTACTTCTTGCAAGTCCGCCACCCAGATTGTCTGGCATAACACTTGCACTTTTACTTTCAGTATTCAAATCTCTAATAGTGTTAAACACATTTAATCCTGCTTCAGCCGCTCCACCAGCGACACCAACACTCGCACCGACACTGCCACCCTTAACAGCACCTTGTATCCCACTATTAACAATACTACTAACACCACTAATACCAGCAGTCACCAGCGCATTACTCATCCTGTATTGGTTTTGAGCTAACCAGTTGGCATAATAGTCATTGTTCCAAGCACATACTGGAAAACTAGCTAAGTTTAATGCACTGTCATAGTCAGCACTTATTCCTCGATAGGCTGTAGGATATAAGGCAAGTTGGGGAGTGGGAAACCTAACACCCAACATAGCAAATTCAGCAGTAGCAGGGTCTTTAAATTCCTCCCATTTAAAGTTGTGTGTTTCACCTTGTAAATTAGTGCCAACTAATATATTGTAAGGATAACAATATAATTTATTATTTTTGGGTGTATATTTACCACCGTAGTTTTCAGCGCCTAATTCATTATTTCTAATAAAAGAATAAGTTCTACTCAAAGTCCAATTATTATTTTCGTTACATTCGTCAAGTATACTTGGGTATTCACCAATTTGAATGATAGCTTCACTCTTGCCAGCTGTAGCGAACTTATTCAACTCTGCCCCAATTATATCGGCTGAATTAGCACTAACACCGCTAAACTCTTCAACGCCAGCAAAAATATTATTTCTTGTATGATTTTTATTAGTCCAGTAAGCAGTACTAATATCATCTGGCGTGTCAGTAGCAATCATCTGTACTTGCATACTGCCACATTCAACAGAATTATTACTAACGATAACATACTCGTTACCAGTAGTTAAGCCCTCATCCGTAGTATTAGCCCCAACTGTGTCATCTTCAACGTGTTCACGTTCAACGAAACATTCTAAGAAATTCCAATTAAACCAGAAAGTTTGTAAGACATCTATTTCAAAATAAATATCACACCTGTCATTAGCAACATACTCAACACGATTAATGAAAGCATAAAACCATTTTCCAGAATAAGACGTATTCTGAAACATCATATAGTCACAATACATACAATCATCAGCGCTTAACGCCGCACGAAAGACACCCATATTAACCCTCTGATAAGAATTATTGTCAAGCGTAAACTTCACTTTATTATTAAACCATACAGATTGTGCATTAACGTCATTAAAGTCCATTGTATCTGTATATCTGTTATTCAATCCAGTATTAGCACACAGCTTTACAATAGTGTTAGGTTCAATATACATCAACTCACCTCGCATTTATTGAACTGAGTTCAATTTAATTAATACACAAACTATACTAATATTGAACTCAGTTCACATTATCTTACACTCACTACTCTATGCAATAGTAAGGTCACACTTAGCACTTTTAGTATCATCGAATACGCTAGTAGCTGTAATCTTAACAGTGCCAGTCGCACCTGCCTTAACAGTAACCATACCTGTTGCACTAACTTCAACATTATCATTGTTACTACTCCAATTAACTGCCTGTGGCGCAAAGTAATCAGTAGTAACATTAGCAGCAAGCTGTATTGTCTGACCGACACTAACATTAGCGAGATTTGGACTAACAGTAATATTTGTTACAGCAGGTGTGCCAGCAACAAACAATGCATTATTAGCGAATGGACTAACAGCGAATGTTTTCCAGCAGTGATAAAAATAATTCCAATATAACCCTTGTGAATTATAAATCTCTGTAAACTCAATCATATTGTCAATAACCATAAAGAAATCATCATCAACAATACAAGCTGGGATTGCATTAAGCGCCTGTAAATCATCTTTACTTGGTTCTACATAATTAGGGTCATTAGCAAAAAGTTTTCCTAATCTATCAATATCAAGACTACCAAAACTATCAATGAGTACTCTATGCCCCATAAATTCTGCTTTATCCATATTAAACGCTGTCGCTAATACATCAACACTCATTTTAGCTTCAAATCTGCTATCAATTAAGATATACTGATTAGGTTTAAGCGTATGATTATGAACACCTGCTAAGTTGTACTGAGTTTTCATAAATTCCATATCATTGCTTACACCCTTAATAGTAGCAACGATTTCTGGCATACCAGCTGTACTTGTAGTAGGTACTGTAACAGGATACATAAGACCCTGTAACATTCTTCTTGCAAGCATATACTTCATAGTCTGAAATTCATCATATGCTGCACCTGTATAAAGACTGTCTACAATTCTTGCTATAAGGTCTGTTACACCGTCCATACTTAAAAAAGCCTGTTTAAGCTGGTTTGTTGTAATTGTAGCCTTGTAGAACTTCTGAAAGTTCATATTGTAAAAAGCGGTTCGTACATCTGGAATTTCACGCTTGAATACTTCTTTTTCTGCTGTGTCAGGGTCAAAGTCAAATGGCTTTGCAATCTCAACGAAAATATCTTCAATCGTTTCACCGTATTCAAGAACGCCTTTTTTAAACATAGCGATAGGATTAGAGTACATTTTAGAAGTTACAATTACTCTACCTATACGGTTAACTAAATTTGTAAGAAATTCATTTTGTAGCTGTGGATAAGCCATAATCACAGAACCAATGCTTCTTACACTGTCGCTGTTTGCTTCAGCGGCTGGTACATAATCTTTATAATTAACACTTGCACTATTTCTAATGGCATTGAGAATATCTGTTGTATTGTTTACAAGTGTTTTTACTGGTGGTCTACTTGCCATAATATAATAACCTCTCTTTCTTTATTCAAATAAGTCATCAATGGTAATTTCTTTTTCTTCTGTTTCCTCTTCTGGTATATGTGCTGTTTCTGTGCTACTATCCTCTATAGGATTTTCAAACCTGCTTATATAACGCTCTCTCCACTGTCTGTCATTTTCTTCATACTTTGTACGCCAGTCTTCATTATCTGCATTAGATATACTGTCAAACGTGTCAGAAAAGTCTTCAATGAGTGCGATAGCTTCATCTGACGTATCGTTACCTATTCTTGTCTTAATACGATTAAATAAATCTTCTCTGGTTACTACTGCCATATTATCACATCCTTTTATCCTTTATAGAAAAACCATAATGGAGCGTATGGTAAAAGCCTTTTAACTCGCTTTTTAGTTGTGGGTGCTGGTGTAGGTGGTTTTGGTTCACTACCTGTATAAGTTGTATACACTTCCACACCACTTTCATATCTCGCAAGTTCAACATCTTCACTCTGGTCTGCTGGACTTTCGAAGTCGTGTAGGACTATGTTACTTGCTTCACGGATACTGTTAGTACTTACAAGAACGTCATACACATTTGTGTAATTGTTTTTAAGTTCCCATAAGAGATAAGACACACCTACATCAACAGAGCCTATACTTTTACCAGAGCTTATGTGTTCATCATATAAACCCTGCTTTCTTGAATAGTAAGTCCATTGTGCCAGACCATATCCCTGCTCAGTGTGTACAAACGTGTATTCACTAACAGCACCACTATCAACCTGTGCTGTGTATTCACTTGAAACCGTATAGCCAGATGAAAAGTCACCTTGCACACGAAAAGGTATTAATCCACTTTCATTTACTAAGTTACCCATTAATCCAGCTACACCGAATTCATTGTTAATATCTAACATTAGACTGTTCCATATCTCCTGTCCGTATTCCCATTCAGCCATTGTAATACTTCTCCATTACACGCTGCTGTACAGCTTCGTAGTCGTAGCCGTCCGCTTCAAGACGTTCACGCCGTTCTGGATTATCACCCCATTCACCACGCCATATCTCATCTGCTAATTCATCAATAGACTTCTTATTCTCAATACCGTAATACTTAGAATTAACAATAGTACGAATAGTCTCATAATCTCTACCTGCTGCTTCAAGTCTTTCTTTACGTTCTGGCATAACGCCCCATAATCCCATATAAACTTCGTCAGCCAATTCTTCGTCTGTTTTAGTAGCTGTAACATTTGAGTTAAAATCATTTTCATCCTGTGGTGTATCATAGTTATAAGAATGTACATAATCGTTAAACACATAAAGATTATTTGTTTCGACTATAGACATAATCTTATCATAATAATTAGGGTCAGTTGCATAAGCATAACCTATGTCATTCGTAAGACCAACAACCTCATCCTGTACGGTTGTTGCGCTAGTTACATCATCATAATTATTCCACTGCATTAAGTCATAATAACCTGTGACAGCTGCTGCAATATTAGGATAGTACTTAAAGCTTGCTGTGATATTAACGTAATTACCATTTACAAACTCTGTTGTAGAACTTGTAACACCGTTACCCTTAATACCAAACAGAGTGCTAGCATTAAGATTATAACCACTCTCCAAACAAGCCTGTGCAATTACGGTTGCTGGTGTAACTACTTTTTCACCATTGGACTTACGTTTGAGATATTCTTCACAGACAAGGGGAGCTATACCATTTATAAAGTTGTTAACCCACTGTCTGTTAGTGCTTACGATTGGAAATTCCATTTTGTATTTTCATTCCTTTCTTTTAAATATTTTTAATAATGTATTGTTGTCAAGCTCTGGATTTATTGCAACAGCATTTTCAAGAATTGAGCCTAATTCCATAACGCAGATGTATATTGCCACAGCTTCAACGATAGGAAGTTCAAAGCCAAGATTAATGTAAGTACAGGCATATTTTCCAAGATAGGCAAGAAATAATATAAGAAAACTCCCTGCCTTGGAATAAAGACCCTGCCGCATTATCCCACTTTTAAACTCACTGTTTTTAAATGCCTTAATAAGTCCAGACAAAATATCTAAGACGATAAAGGCTGAAACGATTAACACTACAATAATAATCACCTCTCTTATTTAATTTATGGATTTATTATATTATTAGTATTGCAAATTGTCAAGTGTTTTGTTATAATAAATTTACAGATATGGAACTAAGCTCATTTTTGTTAGTATTCTTTATATATTATATAGATTGAACTCAGTTCAAAATATTAAGATTGGAGTAATGACGATGTTTTATGACGGTACTAAGCTTTTAAGCCTTATGGATGTAAACGGCAATAAACCTGAGATTTATATAAGTACTAGTAATAGAAGTGCTGGTAAAACAACTTATTTTAATAGACTAGCTGTTAATCGTTTTAAGAAGACAGGTAGTAAGTTCTGCTTATTATATAGGTTTAAATATGAATTGTGTGAATGTCAAGATAAGTTTTTTAAGGATATTAAAGGACTTTTCTTTAAGACAGATGATATGACGGCAGAAAGACGTGCATATGGCTTGTTTTATGAGCTTATGTTAAACGAAGAACCTTGTGGGTATGCTATGGCTTTAAATGACGCTGATACTCTTAAGAAGTACAGTCACTTTTTTAGTGATGTAGATATGATTATATTCGATGAATTCCAGAGTGAGAGTAATCACTATTGTAGTGATGAGGTGAGAAAGTTTAAAAGTATTCACACATCTATTGCAAGAGGGCAGGGAAAACAGAGTAGATATGTACCTGTTTATATGTTAGCTAATTTTGTAAGTCTACTTAATCCTTATTATATAGAAATGAATATATCTAATAGGCTGAGAAGTGATACTAATTATTTAAGGGGTGACGGTTTCGTTCTTGAACAAGGCTTTAACGATACTGCCAGTAAGGCTATACAGCAAAGTGCTTTTATGAGGGCGTTCAGTAAGGACGAGGATTACCTTAAGTTTACTACCCAAAAATGCTATTTGAATGATAGCGTTGCTTTTATTGAAAGTCCACAAGGTAAAAGCAGTTATGTATGCACTATGAATTATAAGGGAGTTAATTATGCTGTTAGAGAATACTCTGAAATGGGTATTGTATACTGCGATAACAGACCAGATATGAGTAATCCTATTAAAATTAGTGTTACAACAGAAGACCATAACATAAATTATGTTATGCTTAAAGCTAACAGCACACTGCTATCTGCTATGAGATATTTCTTTGATAGAGGTTGTTTTAGATTTAAAGACTTAAGTAGTAAAGAATGTATTTTAAAGGCTTTAAGTTATTAGTTGGTATCTACTTATAATATAAATACTGTCTATATCTGGATATGCGTAGTTGAAAGATACTACCAGATATAAAATTCGGTGTGCATACCGCTTTGTTTATTTATAAGTTATAGATATATAAAAAGGCAAGATGAATTTTCATCCTGCCTTTTATTTTTTGAACTGAGTTCACAGTTAATAAGGGTCATACCACTTGCCTGTCTTGAGAAAAGTATCGTTTGACCAACATTCTATACGTTCGGTGCAAGTGCGACAAGTGTCGCAACATTGGCGCTTGATATATTTTAGATATTGACGGTGAAAAAATCTAAGTACCCGCTTTAATAATTTTACCATAGACACTGCACCTCTTTATATACATCAAAAAGTATAATTATAGTTCCACCAATAAGAATGATTATTGCATTACGCTTATCTTGTTTTGTGAATGGAAAGTTGTACCCATTTATCGGTATTAATGCTACAAATAGTATCATTGTATAAAACCAGTTATTCATAATAACACCTCTAATAAATAATTTAATAATTCGATTGACTTTTCACTATATCTTGTTTCTATTATGTTTTTATTTAAACGGTTAGCATATTACATCTGACATAATGTTGTATCACCGTAAGATAAGTCACTTTTTCTAACTGCTATGATAATATCACTAACATCTATAATATCAAAACTTTCTTTAATCTGAGTGCTTTTAGGAATTGTTAATGGTACAATATAACTTATATCAAAGTCGCCTACAATCTTATTAGCAATATCTTTAATTTCTTCTGCCTGCTTTATACTTCCAATTATAAATATTTTTTTCATTTTATTTATCCTTTCTTATTCTTTAATAAAACTATAAGTACATCTATTTATCACATCTTTCATTTAAGACTATGTACATTAAATATATCACACCTGTTATTATAATAAATATTATTCCTATTAAGAATAAAATATCTTTAATTATTACTATCATATAATTATCTCATTGAATAACAGCAGTCTTCAAGCACTATTCCACCACGAATACGCTTAGGTAAAAGCTTGGACGGTACTACAAGACCAACTTTAAAATCGTTTAGTGTTCTGTCTTTAAGTATAAATTCTTTTTCTTCTTTATTATATTTTTCTATGTCAAGTTTTGTTTTGTTTTTTCTCATTGATAAATCAAATAAATTTTTACAAGCTGCTGGCATACCAGCACATTTAATATTATAGTATGGCTCTGATATTGATTGTAAGTCTTCTGCTATAACGTGTTCAATATATGTCTTCTGACGAACAAATATTCCCTCATCCCAGCTACTCTCAAGTTTCCAATGACAGAAGTCCGTAGGATGTACTGGAACACCTATAAAATCTGCTGGTTCTAAGTCACAGTGTATGCTGTCTGTATCTGCATATATAAAACCGGGATTATCTATACCGTGATAGTTTTTCTGTGCTGCACGAATTGTAAAGTTTCTTGCATATGATGTTATTGCTGAACCTATTGCAATATAACCTGCTTTCTTTTTATTTTCTCTGACACAATAAAAACCTAAAGAGCCGTCTTCCTTTGTAAAAGCCACTTTGAAGCTACTATTTGTGTTAGTTGCAAATTTTCCATAAAGATTATTAAGATATAATTTAGCTAATGAACGCTTAGCACCTTTACTATTCATTTTAATTTGCTTATACTTTTCCATATATTTATCAAATATACCTATTTCACTAAAAAACCAGCAACCGTCTAATATTTCAAAGTCCTCTAAGTTATAGTGTTCTTTTATAAGCTCAAAATCTGTCATTGTAAGTGTTAAGGTTACTCTATTAAGTTCTATTTCACCATTTGCGTTCTCTATATATTTACAATAGTGTCCTGTGTCAGTGTTGTATATATCACTAGTTTTTAGACATTCATTGCCCTTGTAAGAATAATTATTTTTAATCTGAATAAAAGGTAAATAGTTGTCTTTAATATTAAAGCGTGTTCTTATTCTAACAAAGTAATATTTGTTATCACCTATTGCTTTATCTGGTATGTAGTTACCACTCCAAAAATTAGGACTGCCAACTGGATAACGATTGCCGCTCTCAGACGACATCATACTCGGATATAAGCTGTTTACATCCGCTGTTGTACCACACTTAAATATATGGTTTGTCTTTTCTGGTACTACATAACACCAACCACCTCTATAGCTACGTTTAATGTAATCCCCTGCTGTTAGACTACCATAGTTTTCTGATAATAGTATAGTGTAAAGGTCTGGAAAGAATGTGTTCCAATCCTCTTTGTCATATTGACTTTTAAATTCAGCCATACAACAACTACCTATTGTAAGCTTATTATGACCGTCATTAAACATTATTTCAAGTGCTTCTTTTACAACAAGGACATCATTTGCAATATATTTACGCTCCTTGTCTGTAATAGTACAACCTGCATAACGTAAACCCTTGTATTCCATTTCAAGCTTTTTATGCTTAGTTCCAAACGAATTACCTATTTGTTTAACGCTAAAAGGTAATAGTTTTAAGCTATCACGAAATTCTATGTAATAACGCCCCACCTTTATTAAAATTGTGTACCATTGCCCCATATCGGATATGCTGTATTTAATACTATGAATAGGCATATCTTTATCACGTAACCATTCAGACTGATATTGAGTTTTTCCTACTTGCTGTATAGCTTGTGTATATTTAAGCTTATTGATTAAAAAATCTAACCAAAATGAACCGTCAAATTTTAAATTGTGATAGTATATACAAATATTTGTTTTATGTGTTTTAGTAAGCGTAACTAAATAATTAAATGTTTCATCTATACTATGATGAATTGTGACATTTTCACTATAGAGTGGTACTATTGCACTTGCCCACACTTCGGTAAATTTTTGTCCTTTATATACTGTTGTTTCAAAATCACCGACATAATATTCGTACTTCTTTTCATATTTCATACATAATCAGATACTTTCAAATTCATTTATTATATTATCGTATTCAATCTCAGCAAATTCAGCACCTATCTCAGATAAAAAAGACATTATGTCAATTAAGAAGCGTGCTGTTGCTTCATCATCGTACATTAGTGGTAGTGTTATTTTGTCTTCTGCGTTTGCTTTGTTTAATGCCGTTGCTACTTCACGTTTACCATATTGTGATATTAAGCTGTTTATTGTGTGTTCTATTTTGTCTACGTTGTTTCTTGCTTCTGGTCGTGATATATATGATTTTACGCTTGATAATTCAGACATTACATTTGTTATTATTATGTCTGTTATTCTATCGTATGATATGTACTCTGGTGTTTCAGTTTCTGCTGTTAATTCTGAATGTTTTTCTGCCTTTTTCTTTCTTTTTGTTCTTGTTATTTCTTCAAGTATTTCACCAGTTTCAACGTCAAACTTTATTGTTACTTTAGTTTCTTTTAGTTTCTTTCTTGTTAATTTGTTTAGCCTATTAATCGAACCACGTGTAATACGCTTTGGAATTGCTGGAATAGGTTCTACCATAACACCTTTTTTTTCTAATCGGCGAACACGTGCCTGTAAATTTCTACGGGCTTTTCTATATTCTATCTGTAACTGTGTAGGTTGTTTCTTTTTCACCATAGTGAATACTCCTATTAGTAATGGTAGAGTGTTATTCAAACACTCTACCTGCTGTTTTAAGATAATATATTACATTGTCTATATTTAATTGTGAATTTTGTACTTATGCTAATGTGAGATTAACATATTCACGTCCTGCTTTCGTTTCACCAGATATTTTCTTGACTGTGAAACCCTCATTTCCAAAAATTGAAACCATATCAAAGAATGAGCGCTTTGCCGTTGCTGACTGCATACACCATACTACATCATCAGTTCCAAGTATACTTAAGACGTGTGTTTCCTCACCCTTGCTGTCCACGTCATCAAACTCTAAGAAAGCAGATACTGTCAGTGTATCATTGTCCTCAATCTTATGTAACGATAATATTTCTGGTGACATTGTAAGTCTATATTTTTCCTGTGGTGTTAATTCTCTACTTGTGTTAGTGATATTCATACTCTTTTACCTCTCTTTACTATATTATTCTGTAATTGTGCTGTCTGTGTTTTCTTCTTCAACTTCTGCTGTGTCAGCTTTTTCAACCTTATGTGCATACTTCATAAAATCTTCAAGAGATAAAGCGTATCTCTCAGATGTCACTGTCGTTGCTACTATGTCACATATTCTTTCTGTTTCTGTTTCGTAATTATCACGTAAGAATGATAACATTTTATCATCACTTATTTTTGATGATACAACGAATACTTCATTGTGCGGCTCAGCTGTTTCAATGTTTAACATTAAGCACTCAACCTCTTTACTTGTAATTGTCCTTGTAAATTCTTCTTTTCTCATTATTCTTGTTTCCTTTCTTTATAGATAATGTTTATTGTTTCTTTTAGCCTTGTTTGCACATCGTCAAGAGTGTTACTGGCTAGTAGCCTATCCAGTTGCGAAGCTGGATTACGCTTGTAGGCTAGTATTCACATATATACTGGTATATGTGATTTAATATTTCAGATACTGTTTCTTTAGAGGGTGTTAATTCATACCAATAACCATACATTTCATTTATCATATCTACATAGTCATTAACGGTTAATAAAAGAAATGTTTTATATCCTCCTAATTTTAATCTGCGTTCTACATCATTAAAACATTTTAATGTTACTCTTGTTTTAATATCTTCCTTGCTCATTTCTTTCATATATTTATCTCCAATCTGTAAGTTGTCTTCCTTACATCTATTATAATACACTAATTTAAAGATTTTTGCAACTATTTATTAGTATAGTTACATTAAACTAAAAGCTAATTTTAATAATTGGTCTATATTACATTCAAGGTATATTGAACGACATATAATAGCCGTTAATAATATTTCACCAACTGATAATTTACGCTTTATGCACATTTCTACTACTTTATTCATATTAATCTTCATTTTCATTATCCTCTATTATCTCACTAAAATTAAATGCTTTTAGTAACATATATATAAATTCTTTTAACAGAAAATTATCTATATTCTTATATATTGTGTTTAAATACCTTTCAAATTTTGTATTTTCATAGCAATTTTTATATTGTTTTGGTATTCTTAATGTAATACATAAAGTATTTTCTTCTTTGGAAATTTCCTTTAAAATTGCTTCTTCATATATTATAAAAGCACGTTCAGTTTCACTATTAATAAATATTAAGTCGTTAGAATTACGTGAAAGATATACATCATACTGATTGTATAAGTTAGTGTTACCACCTTTAAATATATCCCTTATACGTATAAAATGATTGTTTTCTTCTATTATTTTATAGCCGCAAGCTTTTATATATTTCTTAGCTATTTCTTTATCCATAATCTCACCTACTTTCTTTACAACTGCTGATATAATCAGTTTGACATATTCTTAAGAAGAACTACTAATCTCTTAGTTCCCTCGCTGTATCTCTTACAAGTATTATAATACACTATCTTATACTTTTTTGCAACTATTTTATTAGTATAGTGAAACTATTTTATTAGTATAGTGCAAACTGAGGTCAGACTGGTCCAGACATTCTGTCGGTTGGTCTGAGGTGCAAACTGAGAAAGACTGAGAGGTGAAAACTGAGAAAGACTGAGAGGTGAAAACTGAAAGCAGTTTAATGGGGGAAACTGAAAAGGGCATTTTTCCTTGAATGGGCGG